TTTCGGAATAGACAATGAGTAAAATCAAAATAGCAGAATTATTTTACAGCATACAAGGCGAAGGACGTTACATGGGTGTACCGTCTGTTTTCTTACGTACCTTTGGCTGCAACTTTAAATGTGCCGGCTTTGGTATGCCACCAGGACAGATCAGTATTGCAGCCGATGACATTGCGTACACTCACGCAAACATAGAGTCTTTTATGAAGTACGAAGAACTGCCGTTGGTCAGTACCGGCTGCGACAGTTATGCCAGCTGGCATCCAGCATTCAAGGATCTTAGTCCCATGCTCGAAAGCGATGCCATTGCTGAACGCATTATAGAAATATTGCCCAATAACCAATGGGGTGCCGCACATCTTGTTATTACAGGCGGTGAGCCACTACTAGGATGGCAACGTGCTTATCCTGACTTGCTGGATCATCCCAAGATGCAAAATCTAACAGAGATTACATTTGAAACTAATGGTACTCAACGTCTTGCACCAGAGTTTAAAGAGTATTTAAAACAATGGAGCAACGCAACAGGGCGCGAAGTTACATTCAGTGTCAGTGCCAAACTAAGTTGTTCAGGCGAAAGTAGAGAAGAAGCCATACAGCCAGCGGTTGTATGTGAATACAAAGAAGTAGGTAACGTGTATTTAAAATTTGTTGTTGCAACGGAGGCCGATGTTGAAGAAGCACTTTGGACAGTACAAGCATATCGTCAAGCTGGGTTTCAAGGTCATGTGTATCTTATGCCTGTTGGAGGCGTTGAAAGCGTGTACCATCTTAATAATCGCCGCGTCGCGGACCTAGCAATGAAGCACGGTCTTCGTTACAGCGACCGACTACAAGTACCGCTATTTAAAAATGAATGGGGCACTTGATGGTAGAAACCAAACAAAGAACTATAGCAAGGATGATAACCTACAGAATTACTGCTTGGTTATTTACAATTTTTTGGACTTACTTGTTTACCGGGGATGTTAAATCTGCCACTGGATTTGCTACAGCATTGCACATTCTATTAAGTATCGATTACTATATACATGAACGTATTTGGTTAAAAATTAAATGGGGGAGAACAAATGGGTGAAGTATCAGATGTACAAGCAGGACCTGAGCCGTTTTATGAATCAGCAGTGTGGGATTTGAAATTCGCATGGCTTCCACAACGGTGCGACAAGACCGGAGAAGAAATTTGGTTCAAATGGGCCTACCGCGGTGTTGCTCGCGGAGGGTACACAAACGAGCCCAGATTTAATGTTCGCTGGCTGACCAAAGATGAGTGGATGATAGGGAAATTGAAAGGCACAATTTAATGTTTGATTTTTTAAAACGCAAACCCAAGCAGGTTGAAGTCAAGGAAGAAAAACCCAAGACTCACAAAATTAAAACTAAAACACCAAAAGAAAAAGCCACCGAAGCCGGCGAGCCTTATGTGAGTGTAGTACAAGTTGAACTTGATCCCGATGATGTTGGTAACGGTGCATTTGAACTGGACTGGAACGACATCTTTGTTGCACGTTTGATCAAGGCCGGGTTCAAAGGCAAGGATGATGCACAAATTGTGGATCAGTGGTTCCAAAGTATTTGCCGTAATATTCTAAACGAAAACTTTGAGCAATGGGAAGCCAATCAACCAGTGGATACAAGGCCACGCAGAGTTGATCGTAATGACTTGGGTAACGGACGCACTGAAGTATCGTGAGACTATACGTAAACGGTGACAGTCACAGTGCCGGAGCAGAAGCAGTCAACGGTTACTGCTTTGCCGAGGATGATCCTTTATACCGAGCACTGGGACGTATTCCACACCCAGACAACGAACGTGCCAGTTACGGATGTTTAATTGCCAACGAACTGGGTGCTGTACTGCATTGTGATGCAGAGTCAGCCAGCAGTAACTCAAGAATTATTAGAACCACAAGAGACTATATCAACAGCCAAGGCGCACCAGATGCTGTCATAATCGGTTGGAGCACTTGGGAACGTGAAGAATGGTTGCTCAACAATGTGTATTGGCAAGTCAATGCCGGTGGGATTGGCAACGATTGGCCCGACGAAATCAAAGAACGCTATAAAAAATACATAGTCAGTATTGATTGGAATCGTTACGAACAACAGGCACACACAGAAATTCTGGCGTTCCATCATGAGCTAGAACAAAAACAAATTCCGCATTTGTTCTTTAACTGCTACAGTGATTTCCAAAATCAAGTTATGCAGGATTGGAACGGATGCTATATTGATCCGTATGATCCAGACATGACCTATTGGCAGTGGCTGACCAATTGTGGATTCGAATCAAACAAATCTTACCATTTTCGTGCAGATGCTCATAGAAAATGGGCAGAATTCCTTTTACCACACTTGACACGATTGTTATAATATGCTACTATTACAACATGAGATACTTAATCGTAGACACCGCTAACACATTCTTCCGTGCCCGTCACAGTGCCCATCGTCAATCGGACACTTGGGATAAATTGGGTTTTGCTATTCATGTGACACTGAGTAGCGTAAACAAAGCATGGCGGGAACAAAAAGCAGACCATGTGGTATTCTGTTTAGAAGGACGTAGCTGGCGCAAGGATTTTTATGAGCCGTACAAGAAAAACCGTGCAGTCGCACGTGCCGCACTCACAGAAACAGAAGCCGAAGAAGATCGACTATTTTGGGAGGCTTTTGACGATCTCAAAACATTCCTCAGCGACAAGACAAATTGTACTGTTCTCCAGCACCCAGAGCTGGAAGCAGATGACTTGGTGGCAGGATGGATCCAAAGTCACCCTGAGGATCACCACACCATTGTAAGTTCAGACACAGACTTTCATCAACTGCTGGCGGCCAATGTAAATCAATACAACGGCATTGCAGATGAACTTCATACACTGGATGGTATCCTTGACAAGAAGGGCAAGTTGGTTATTGACAAGAAAACCAAAGAGCCCAAGCGTATTCCAGATCCCAAATGGATCTTGTTTGAGAAGTGCATGCGTGGCGACCCCAGTGACAATGTGTTTTCTGCATACCCAGGTGTTCGTACCAAAGGTAGCAAAAACAAAGTTGGCCTAATGGAAGCATTTGCAGACAAAGATCGCAAAGGGTTTGATTGGAACAATCTCATGTTGCAGCGTTGGACTGACCACAATGGTGTCGAACATCGTGTGCTGGATGACTACCAACGCAATGTTACCTTGGTTGACTTAACAGCGCAGCCCGATGCTATCAAGGCCAAGATTGCAGAAACTATTGCCACAGGATCAGTGAAGAAATCCAAGCCCATGGTAGGTGCTCAGTTTCTCAAGTTTTGCGGCAAGTATGAGCTGAATAGACTCAGCGACAATGCCACACACTACAGCGAATTTTTAAGTGCGGAGTACCCAGAATGAGTGGATTAGGAATTATTGCACCCGAACCAGATACTCTTTGTGCCATGTGCGGAAACATTGATGAATGCCGTCCGTATGGTGCCAACTATGAACAGGTGTGTTTTGGCTGTGCAATGAAAGATCCAGAGACAACAGAAAAGCGCATGGCCGAATATATATTTGGAGTTAAAAATGGCTAGCAATTTTCCTGAGTTTGACTCTGCTTACGACACAGTACTACTACCTGACGATGCAGATCGTTTCAATCATATTGCAGCGGCAACACGTTTTAACATTTACAATTCGCCCATATGGCGGGTACAGGGACGCAAGTATTCTGAAGCAATCATCCAGGCCTGTGTTGATAACTTGTTCTTGCATGGTTACGACGATGCTGCTCATCAACTAATCAAAGAGTTTGAAATCAAACAATGACTTTTACTCAACATAAAAGCAACGTACGAACTATTCGCCAAAACGATCCCGATTTCCAAATTGTGGACGGCTTTGCGTTGATTCCTCGCGCCATGATTTACATCACACCCGAATGTCCTATAGACTATCGTCAGCTGGTTACTATATGCATGGATAAAGGTTGGATCAAGGCTGTTGCACATGTCACAGACCAAGAACTAATGTGGGATACCTTACGAAAATGACAATCTGGTTGCTTCTTGTTTTATTATTTGTAAAGCATTTTCTAGCTGACTTTTGTTGGCAAACTGAACGCATGCTCAAGGACAAAGGTCACTTTGGTCGACTGGGTGGCTTGCAACATGCAGGTTTACATGGCGCTCTTACCTATGTTATACTAATGCACTTCTTGGGTGTGCAGGCCTGTGTCATGTTAGCGATCCTCGATGCAGTCATACACTACAACATTGACTTGGTCAAAGTTCGTGCCAGTGTACGTTTAACACCCAATGATAATGCTTTTTGGATTTGGTTTGGTTTGGATCAATTGGCCCATGCATTGACTTATTTGGTCATTGCTTTTATAACTGCAATTTTACTATCGGAGTATATATGATTAAATATGTAAGTGGCGGTAGCGAGTGGCTTGATGTACACAGCTATCCTGGTTCTACACCCTATATCAATACCTCACAGCCATCAACTGGCATGCTTAGAATGCATCCAAGTTTTAGTAACGGAAGGCTTGAAGTCTACGACGGAAGTCAATGGCAGGAAATTGGCAACGGACACGCCGAAATTGATCTTAACCACCAAGCCAAAGAAGTAATGAGCTGGGCCAGAGACAAGATGCATGCTGAAAAGCGATTAGCTAATCTAATAGAACAGCATCCAGGTCTCAAAGAATTGCATGACAAGTTCGAAATGATGCGTGTGCTATGCGAGCAGGAAGAAAAAAATGAAATGGTTTGATCGTTGGTTTAAAAAGAAATGCATGGAGGCCTGGCATTCAGAAGATTCTACGCCCGAGCTGAAAGAAAGCAAAGTACGACGTGGCATGCCAATACGCGACACATCTGGTGATCAACTGTCTGCCAAAGGTCTTCGATTTACTTTGTACAAATCAGTTGGCGGACACATACTAGAAACACACGTCTACGATAATCGCCTAGATGAAAATAGAAACACGCTGTACATGATCAGGGAAGAAGATGATTTTGCCAAACAAGTGGCACAGGCAATCATGCTGGAAAGCATGAAACAATGAGCAGCAAGTATAAAGGTCGCGGACTAGTACAATTAACAGGGAGAGATAGCATGAGTTCATTATTACATCAAAACACAGCAACCAGCGTTACACTGGGGCAAATGCCTAGTGCAGTAAGTATGGGAGGAATAGCCGAAGCAGTTCAAGCCAAAAAATCCTTTTCCAATAAAAAAATCAGTTTACATGTTCATCAGGCCAATGGCGGATATGTTGTTGAAGTTGAACATCCAGTCTATGGGATACAAAACGAACTGTATATCGTCAGTGAAGACAATGATCTTGGACAAGAACTTGGCAAGATCATTACACACAACAAACTAAAAACATGATGAGTGAACTAGTAGCAAAACCTGTAGTCAAAAACAAATACTGGATTGTTGAAGATGACGGTCAACAGATTGCCACTATCCAAGCAGTTGAAGATGGCGGCTTTGTGTATGTACATGACGATCAACGCGAACGCTATCCCAGTGTCAAGGTATTAAGTAAACAGCACAACATCAAGTTTACTACATCCGCCAAGAAAGCCAAAGCACCCGTGGACAATCAGGTCTACGGTTTTCCCGTTGCGGGCAAATCGTTCAACGAAGTGTATGATGTCAAACGACGACTACCAATCTATACCAAAACAGAAAAAAGCAAAAGTCAATACTGTGCTGGCTATTACTTGATTCAGTTAAACGATGCCTGGACCACAGCGTTTTGTCCCAAAAGCATCAGCGTAAACAGATATCCGTATCTGGGCCCGTTTGCTACCGAACAAGCCATGCTGGAAAAAATGACGGAGGTCAACCATGCAACCGCTTAGTCTTGCACTAAAAAACTTTAATGATCGAGTCAAGCAAATGAATCAGTCGGGCAGTAAACAGCTCATGCTCAGTGCTGATGAAGCTAGAAACTTACATGCGGATATTTTTGTACTGTTGGCCAACTTTGCAGAAGCACAGGCCACAGCAGAGCCTGTAATGGATAATGTGTCTGTTAGCATGGACGGTGGTGGGTTTAAGTAAACTACGCCGTTAACTGGCATAAATACAATATCAAGGAAATCGGCAATGTCTAGACCTAAACCAACCGTGTTGTTAGAACATGTGAATAAAACTAACTTCAAAAGTGACCAAGTGCTAAGTTCAGAAGGTATCTGGGCAGTTTTCTACGACAACAAGCCAATTAATCTCAAAACACACCATACCCTGTTGCACTACCCAGGTCCCAAGTACAAAAAGGTATCATTCTCCAATAGCGGACATGCTATTAATCTTTGCAAAAAACTAAACACTCTGTTCAAGACAGACAAATTCACTGTGGTCTTAATGAAGCAAGGTGACCAAATCTACCCGTAATCAGCGTTCCTACACTGAAGGTATTCTACAGGCCTCAGGGCGCGACGCAACAGAATACCCACAGTACATCAAAGTTTGGTGGTGGAATCACACCGATCCAACCAGTCTAAGACTAACCAAAAGCGGCATCCAGTACATCAAGAAGTTTACCAAAATTCCGGTATACGAATGTCGTTTACCTATATCCCTAAAGAACCGAACCCTGATACAAATGAGCAGACTGCTCACCTGTCCGTACTATATCCAAAAACTGGATGAAATAGTTTTGCTTGGTGAACAAGAAACTGTAATGCTAAAATTGCATGCGGACAATCTGCAACAATATTTGGACAATTTAGGTCTTGACGGATAATCGATAATATCATATACTAGACACACTTGCTAGGAGAACACCAGCACATGGTGTGCTATTTGTTCAATCAGCGGTAGGAGCATGGTGCTCCGTTTTTAAACCTAAGGAGAATATCTATGGCTGCAAAACGCCTTACCCGTAAGCTGGTCGACGTAATTGAAGAAGTTGAAAAACAACTTATAGCACATTACGGAGTCACCAAAAAAGATCTTGATGCATGGCGAGCCCGTGCAAAGGCTCTGTCACACAAATTCCCAGTCAGTGCAATGATCCGGATTGAAGATCTGTGGATTGACTATGAAGTTCAGCGTGATGTGATTCACAAACACATTATCAATATTATGAAGAAGTGGGATCCACGTATTTGTTCAACTGGATCTGCTTGTCGTGTTCTTGGCCGTCCTGCTATCTATTTGTACGATGCACAACACCGCACCATTGCCGCAGGCCTATTAGGATTTGACCAAGTTCCCTGCGCTGTAGTGGAAACTGATGATCCCAACTTTGCCAGTTATGCATTTGAATTACTTAACGACACCGGAGTAAAAAGATTGACACCCGGAGACCTGCACCGTAACGCTCTAGTACGTTACAAAAACGGCAGTCGTGACATCAAAGTTGTTCGTGCCAAGACCATGCAAGATCAATTTGACTTATCTGGTATCGACCTGCAAGATAAGAATTCTCGTAACAGTGATAGCCTGTGCGGTGACAATGACTACTTCTTTAGTCATTTCAAGTACGCACAAAAGGGTATCGAAGTTGACGAGAAAGGCAAGGTACTGCTCAGTATCCTTACCAGTATCAAGGAAGTGTTTCCTTTGCAAGAGGAAATAGATCAAGGTGTCTACATTGGCCTACTTGAGTTGCACAAACTGGCAAAAGCAGAGACCACACCATTGCCCGCTGGTTGGATGAAGGATGTGTTGACCACTATCAAAGACACATTCAAAAGTTCTGCATTGGTTCATGCCAAAGCCAAGGTACAATGGGCACATGTACGCCCAGGTGCTAGCTGGAGTGCTCCAGAAGCAATGAGCAACTTCATACGCGAAGTGTACTTGCTGTCGGGTGGTACACTGAAGTTGCCGTATCACGGTGTTGGTTCAACTATGGGTATACTGGAAGGTAATATCACAGATGGGTTGATTCCTGCTAAAGCAGAGGTGGCTCATGCTTAAAGAATCACTAGAGCAATTTACTGCACCAGTCTACGGCAAGACCAAGCGTACCGCCGACACTTACCGAACTGTGGCCAGTTATTGTATTCGCAACTTAAATCGTTTAGTTGCCGAATATAAAAGTGTTAAAAATGACCAGCAGTTGCTTCGTGAGATTCGCA